CGGTCGAAGAAGTCCTGCCAGTCGACAATCCGCTGCACCTGGCGCCTGAGCTTCTTCGCGCCGCCGGCGCGCAGGCGCTCGAGCGAGCGCTCCCGCACCATTTCGGCGTAGCGCCTGATGTTCGCCGCGCTGGGCGTGTTGAGCGCCAGCGATCCGAGATACTTGTGGCTTCCGATGTAGTCGAGCAGCCCCTCGCGGTCCAGCCATTCAGCCACCGTCAGCTGGTCCGCCGGCTTGCCCGCCGTGACCAGGGCGCCGATCGCCTGGAAGATCGGCTTGTGATACTCCTCGCTGAAATCGTCGACGCCGACGATTTTGGCGACCTCCTCGTAGCGGGAATTATCGAGCAGCAGGCCGCCCAGGACGGACTGCTCGGCGGCCTGTGTCGCTGACGGTTGGCCCGCCTCCGCCTTCGGCGTCTCGGCGCGCGCCTTAGCCATTCGAGGCCTCCGCGCGCCTGACGTGCATCGTCTCCCCGTGGCGCCAGAACGGCTCCACGCCCTGGGCGGCGCGTTCGGCGAGCTTCGCCTTCGGGATCGCGATCAGGCACTCGACGTCGAGGACCTCGTTGCGGTAGAGCACGAGCTCGTCGTCGGGGAAGTCGGCCTCGAACTCCTGGACAGACAGAGCGCGAGCAGTCATGCCACCAGCTCCTCGCGCTTGTCTACTTCCGTGCTTTCCGTCGTCGGGTCAAGCTTCTTCAGCCACGAGACAGGCACAACGCCGCGGCGGCCAATAGTTATCCACGCGTGCGGGCCGTGCGTGATGTGACGGCAGTAGCAGCCGAGCACGCGCGGGAGGTCTACGGTTGATTCCACCGTGCCAGTCCAGCCGATATGCTCACGGCCCTTCGCACAGCACGCCCACACGAGCATGACGAAGTCCCCCGCCTTGATCGGCTCAGCCACGCCCCCTCCACTTCTTCCCTTCCCACGGCCGCGTCACGTAGAAGCTCTTCACGTACGGCTCGACCAGGCCGCGGAGATCCGCCGCCAGCGCCGCCAGTGCCTCCTGCCGCTCCAGCAGCTGCGGCATCTGCGCGACGCGCAGCCCGATCGCGCGCACCACCAGCGTGATCACGGTTTTCTTGAAATGATTCGGCACCTCGGCGAGCGCCGTCTCGACGTTGCCCAGCGCCTCCAGGTGCGCGATGCGTGCCGCGACCGCGAGCTCGTAGTGCTCGTCCCCGGGATTGAGATCGGCCAGCAGGCCGCGCCGGGCGGGCGCTTGGGGCGGCGGAAAGAGCGGCTCGGTCCTCACTCGCCACCCCGGATCGTGCGGGCGGCATGGATCGACTCGTAGTCCTGCCAGTGCACCTTGCCTGCCGGCGTGTAGAAGCCCCACCACTGCCGCTTGCGGAAGTACACGAACAGCGTGTAAGTCCCCGGCCGGACGTAATCGATGCGATGGCGATCGGTGGCGCGCCGGGACGCGAAGCTCCCCGGCGCGCGGAACTCCGCGATCGCGGCCTCACTATCGGCGTCGAGCCAGAAGCATGGCTCCACCATGAGCGGCCGGCACTCCGCGTAGCCTCCGGAGAGCACCACCGACCAGAAATCCCACGGGTGATCGTGCAGATGTCGGTCGTAGTCCGGCGTCGCGATATGGTGCAGACGGACCGACACCCGGGGCGTCTCGAGGACCTTCCAGCGCCCCATGTAGAGCGAGCCGTCCGCGTGCAGCAGGTGGCCCTGGTCGTAAACCCGCAGGATCCCGCGCGCGGTCAGCCATTCGAGGAAGCGCCGCATCACGGCGCCACCCTCGGATCGGACTGATTGACGACACGACCGGGCAGCATTTTCCTCCCCCGAGGTTGCGTGCTATCTAGCCCTTGTCTCCCCCTATTGACCGCAGTGGCGGATGCGTCAGCCGCTCCAGCGCTGCCGCCACCGAACGCGCTTCGCGCACGACAGCGTCAGCCCGCTGGATCAACTCCGCGGCCTCGTCCTGCGGGCGGATCGGCTTGACCTCATAGCCCGCATGCTGGCCGATGAACTCCATCGCGGCATGGCAATCCGCCTGCCGCGCCTTGCGCAGCAGCAGCAGCACCTGGTCGGGGGTCAGCCGCTCCTTGCGTTCGCTGTTCAGGCACGCGAGCAGCAACGTCTGCGCCTGCTCCACGGTCTTTTCCGGCCACAGCTCCCGCCCCACCACCTTCGCGCCGCCCAACTGACCGACGACCTCGCGCAGCGCATCGTTAAAATCCTCGAAAAACAGCCTTTGTTGCGCCCTGATGTTCATCGGCGGCGTTCCTCCTCGTTACAAAAAATGTGGAACGGTTTGGAATGACTTCCTGCGGGCAAAAAAAGAGACTGAACTCATCCGCGCGCCTCCCGCGCGGCCCCTGCTCCATTACCCGAAGCCCGCTTATCGAGTAGCGCCTCCCTCGTAACCTTCCCTTCCGTGAGCCGTTCGATGACCGAGGCGTAGTCCGTCTCCCCGGTCCATTCGGTGCGGGGCAGCCGCCCGGCTTTCTCCCACTTCCGAATCGCCTGATAGCTCACCCCCAGCTCCTTGGCGAGCCTGCCAAGGCCCGCCAGCGCGATCGCTTGCGTCAGCAGGTTCTCGCTCATAGCCATAGCGAGTTTAGAACCCGTAGTTACCTTACGTCAAGGACTGATTGTGACAGCGCACATGATTACCATTGGTTACGTGGCGAAACCATTGAAGCGTGGAGAAAAAACAGCGGGCGAAGCGCGCAGCATTAAGCGCGCGTTCTCCGACCGGTTGAATCAACTCTGTGACAAAGCCCAGATCCCGCCCAAAGGCAAAAACCGCCAGACGATAGTCGCCAAGCGTTTCGGCGTCTCGCAAAAAGGTGCCCGCAAATGGCTCGAAGGCGAAGGCCTGCCTACTCTGGAGAAGGCGATCGAGATCGCCGAAGAGTTCGGCGTAGCAGTGACTTGGCTCCTTCAGGGTCGCGACGGCGCCCCGTCCACGCGAATCGAGCTGCACTCCTCCACCGGCCCCATGCAGTCGCGCCTGTTGAAAGCCCTCGATGCGATGACGCCGGCCCAGGTCGACCAAACGGTGAAAGACGCCGAAGCGCTGGCCCTGGCCAATGAGGAAATCATCCGGCACGCCGGACGGCGCTTCACGACCGCCCCCGATAAACGGGTCGAGACGAATTTCGGCAGCAGTCCCGACAAAGGCAAGGAACCATGACCCACGCTGCCAAGGTTGCCGCGGGGCTCACGCCAAGAGAGATCGAGACGCTCATTGCCGATCTCGCGGTCTTACGGGCGCGGCTTCTCCCTGCCGTGCCGCTCGATCCACCCTCGAAGCAATCGCCCGATAGCGATGACCGGGGCCAGATATCGGAGCAAAGCGAGCCGCACTTTGCCGTGCGCCGGCTGCGCGATGTGTTCAATTTCACGGTGCGTCAAGCCTGCTGGTTGCGCGATTACCTGACTGCCAGCCTTCCAGCTACACCAGGTGACCCCAACCTCCTCGATGAGGAGGTCGGCGGGCCTCACGGACCGCACTGACCCCGGGCTCGGGTCACCTTCAATCACCAGATCGGCCGCCATTCACAAGGAGTTTCCTCCATTCCCGCCAAAAGGTCACTATTGGTCCTTGACAATAGGTAACTGATAGTTCTATTCTCCCTCCGTCACCTAAGTCGGAGGGTTCATTGTGCAGCTCGAGGCTACGCTCCCGCTGATCCTGCTCGCGGCATTTATAGGCGGCTGCGCTTCGACCCCGTCGCGCACGGGCGAGATCGTCTACACGCACCGCCTGGCCCTCGTTTGGCACGAGGTGCGGGATGGGCGCATAGCGGCAGTGTGCGGGGAACTCCCGAGAGGAAGCGGGCACCCGACCGTCACGGGGTGCCACTATTGGGACGGCAGCGTGGCGCACATATTCACGCCGGTCGTGCGCGACCAGGAGGCGCTCTGCACCCTGGGGCACGAAGTGGCGCACCATCCGGACGCGCTCGGCCGCTTCCATTACCCGGACGGCACGTGGCGCTTGCTGCGATGAATGCATCAGGGCAGCAACCGCTCGACCTCGGCGCCGCGCCCGACTCCGAGGCGAATCTCCGCACGGCCTACGCCAAGGTGCCGTACCTCGCGAAAGAGGGCATCACCTTCGAGCAGGTCCTCGCCGACCCGCTGATGAAGAAGCTCCTCGCCAACATCAACATCGCCAGCCTCCGGGCGCGGGCCGGCGCGCTGCGCAAAGGCTCCCTCGCCATGATCGGCCCGCTCGCGCCACCGCCGATCTCCGAGGACGGCTTCATCGTCGCGATCATCCTCGCGGTGCTCGCCGGCGGCGTCATCGGCTGCATCCTCGTCCTGCTGCGGAGGAACAATGGGCCCCGCTGACTTCGGCCACATCGAGGGCATGATCGCCTTCAACCGCCGCCGCCGCGAGGCGCGGGTCTGGACCGCGCTGAAATATCTCGGCGCCACCGCGGCGATCCTCCTCGCCACCGGCGCCGTCACCGTCGTTTTCCCTCCTGCTGGAGGAGGGACGCCAGCGTCCGCCGACGGCGTGGCGGGAGCCCGCGCGCCGTCGCGCCTGACCGTGGATCTCGCCCACTGCCCGCCGCTCGACGACAAATCGCTCCCGATCGTCTCCTTCACCATCACCATGCGCGGCGACGGTACCCCCGAAGTCCAGGGTTGCACCCGCTGGCAGAAGCGCATCCAGGTGAAGAGGCAGAAGAACGTATGACCGACTTCCAGCGCGAGGAGCAGAAGCGCGCCTACGTGCGCGTGGTCGAGCACCTCACCGCCGCCCTGGCGCACCTGATGGCGGCTTGTTCCGAGAATCACAAGTTCGCGCTCGGGCTCGATCTCCCGCCGCAGAAGCCCATCACGGACGCCATCCACCAGTGCGCCCACGTCTACAAGCAACCCGGGGAGACACACGCATGAGCAAGATGCAGGAAATCCGCGAAGCCCTCGCCACCGGCCCGCGCCCTTTCGCCGACCTGCATAACACCATCGGCGGCGACGACCGCGCCCTCAAGTCGCTCCTCTACTTCTACTCGGGCAAAGGCGAGATCAAGATTGGAAAGGACGAGGCCATAACCATCACCCTCCTCAAGTCAGGGGGGGGGGGCGGCTGCCGCGCGCAACCGCACGAAGCCCACCGCACGGAAGGAGAAGCGCATGAAGCACGCCCGTAAGACCAAGCGCGCGCGAAAGGCCAAGCGCCCTTACAAGCGCCTCGCCGACCGTCACGCCAGGCGCGCCACGCCCAACGGCGCCGCGCTCCATGCTCTCGCGCTCGACAACCTGGTCGCCGCTGCCGGCGAGCTCCGCGTTGCTCTCGACGTCCTGTTCGAGCGCAAGTGCACCGTCGAGGACATCCAGCGTGTCGCCGGCCGCTTCGACCGCGCCCTGCAGATCCACCAAGCCGCCATGCAGCCTGCATAGATCAACGCGGGGGGCGCGGCCTGCCGCATCAGGCCGCCGACCAGGTAGGCCGTGGCCGCGCAACCCGCTCCCATTCTTCCCCCTTCAGGAGACCGCAGCATGGACACCCACATGGCCCCGCTCAAGATCGAGCACATCCCCCTCGCCGTCATCCAGCGCTCGCCCACCAACCCCCGCAAGCGCTTCGACCCGGACGGCCTCAAGGAGCTCGCCGCGTCCATCAAGGCCCAGGGCATCCTCGAGCCGATCCTGCTCCGTCCCATCCCGCCGGCGATCAAGGCCGGCAACGGCATCCAGTACGAGCTCGTCGCCGGCGAGCGCCGCTGGCGGGCCGCGCGGCTCGCCGGCATCGAGCACGCGCCCTCCCTCGTCCGCGACCTCCCCGACGACCAGGTCCTCGAGATCCAGCTCACCGAGAACCTGCAGCGCCAGGACCTCGATCCCCTCGAGGAAGCCGCCGGCTACCGGCAGCTCATGGCGCTGAAGAAGATCAACGCCGAGGCGCTGGCCGAGTTGATCGGCAAGTCCCGCGCCTACGTCTACACCCGCACCAAGCTCACCGACCTCTGCCCCGAGGCGCGCAAGGCGCTCGAGGAGGGCCAGCTCGACGCCAGCCGCGCGCTCCTCATCGCCCGCATCGGCCACCACGACACCCAGCGCCAGGCGCTCAAGGCCATCCTGCAGGGGCAATGGCGGGGCGACGAGCCCATGAGCTACCGCGACGCCCACCGGCACATCCAGGAGCACTACATGCTGGCGCTCAAGGCGGCGCCCTTCGACCCCCGGGACGCCGGCCTGCTCCCCAAGGCCGGCGCCTGCACCGCCTGCCCCAAGCGCACCGGCAACCAGCCCGATCTCTTCGGCGACATCAAGAGTGCAGACGTCTGCACCGACCCCCGGTGCTTCGCCGGCAAGCGCGCGGCGCACTGGGACAACGTCCGCAAGGCCGCCGAAGCGAAGGGCAAGACCGTCATCACCGGCGCCGACGCCCGGAAGATCTTCCCGCACCCGCACGGCGATGCGCAGGCGGGCTATCAAAGCCTGGACCAGACCTGCTGGGACGACCCCAGGCAGCGCAAGGTCCGCGACATCATCGGCAAGGATTCCGGGGCGATCGAGCTCGTCCAGCACCCCGCCCGGGGCGACATCGTCGAGGTCGTCAGGACGACCGCCCTCACCGAGGCCCTCAACGCGAAGGGCGTCAAGACCCGCATGCAGAAGGTGGCGAAGGCGACGGGCCGGACCGGCAGCGGCGCGCCGTCCACGGCAACGCTGGAGAAGCGCGAACGCCGGGAAGAGATCGACGAGCTCTTCCGCGCGCGGCTCCTGCAGGCCGTCCACGACAAGCACCCGGACAAGCTCACCCGCGATCACCTGCTCCGGCTCGCCCGCTACTTCACGCAATACGAGGCCGACGTCCTCGCCGTCGCCAAGCTCCACGGCTACACCAGCCGCTCGGCCCTCGAGCAGAAGTTCAAGGCCATGACGCCGGCGAAGCTCGTTGCCGTGGTCCTCGATCTCTACGTCTCGGATTGTGCCCAGACCACCGGCAATCTCGACGCCCTGATCGACATGGCCGACGCCTACAAGATCGACCACAAGGCCGTCGAGAAGAAAATCCGCGACGACTTCGCCAGGCTCGACGCCGAGAAGAAGGCCAGGGAGAAGGCGGCCGACGCGGCCGCGAGCAAGAAAGTCAAGACGGCCGCCACCGCTCAGAAGCAGGCCAAGTCGCCGACTAACAAGACGGCCGCTAAGAAAGCGAAGAAGTGAGACCTCCTCTTCTCCGTCTCCACGCCGACGAGTTGATCGTCGATGGCTTCGCCGGCGGCGGTGGCACCTCCGTCGGGATTGAATGGGCGCTCCGCCGCTCGCCCGATATCGCGATCAATCACGACGCGGAAGCAATCGCGATGCACCGCGCCAATCACCCGCACACCAAGCACTACGTCGAGGATATCCGTCGACTGAATCCGGTCGAGGTCTGCAGCGGACATCGGGTCGGTCTCGCCTGGTTCAGCCCGGACTGCACCTATCACTCCAAAGCGCGCGGCGGCAAGCCGTTTCGCGATCGCAACCTGGCCAACCGGATCCGCGGCCTCGCCTGGATCGTCACCGAGTGGGCCCGCCTCGTGAGGCCGCGAGTGATCATCGTCGAGAACGTGGAGGAATTCCAGGAATGGGGTCCGCTGCTCGACGACGGCCGCCCCTGCCCGATACGGCGCGGGCTCACGTATCGCCGCTGGCGCAAGCAGCTGCAGAATCTGGGCTACGTCGTGGAAGAGCGCGAGCTCTCGGCTCACCACTTCGGGGCCCCCACCACGCGCACCCGCCTGTTCGTAGTCGCCCGCCGCGACGGTCATCCGATCGTCTGGCCCGCGCCGACTCACGGCCCCGGCCTTCTGCCCTACCGCACTGCTGCCGAGTGCATCGACTGGTCGCTGCCGACCTACTCGATATTCATGTCGGCAGCGGAAGCCAAGCGCTACGGCGTGAAGCGCCCGCTCGCGCACAACACCCTGCGACGCATCGCGCGCGGGATCCAGAAGTATGTGATCGAGGCAAGCGAGCCGTTCATCGTTCGCTGCAACCATGGCGGAGATGAATGGCGCGGCTTCGGCGCCGGCGAGCAATTCCCGACACTCACGGCCTCCCGCGACGCCTACGGCCTGGTCATTCCCGCGGTAGCAAGCCTCTATAGCGAGCGGCACCGTGGAGAGGCTCGCATGGCGGCAGTCCGGCAGCCTCTGCCCGTCGTCACCAGCCGTCCGCGCCACGCACTTGTCGCCGCGCTCCTGGCGAAGCACTACGCCGGACATGACACACCCGGCACGTCATTGCGCTCGCCGGCCAGCACTATCACCGCACGTGATCACCACGCGTTGATCGCGTCCCACCTGCTGAAGCTCAAGGGCACGTGCCGCGACGGGCAATCACTTCGCGCGCCACTGCACACGATCGGCGCGCAAGGCAACCATTACGCCGAAGTCCGCGCGCTGCTCATCAAGTTCTACTCCAGCGGAGGGCAGTGGAACGCACTGTCGGATCCCATGCCCACTGTCCCCACCAAGGACCGGATCGGCTTGGTGACCGTCCACGGCGAGGACTACGTCATCACCGATATCGGCATGCGCATGCTCACGCCGCCGGAACTCTTCCGCGCACAAGGCTTCCCCGCTGACTACGTCATCGCCCCTGAATGCTGGCGCGTGGTCGCCGGCCGTCACGTATTCGCACGGCTGCCGGTCCAGACGCAAACCGCCATGTGCGGCAACAGCGTCTCGCCCTATCACGCCCAGGCAATGGTCGGCGCCCAGTTCGGAGTGAAAAGAATGGAGGTTGCAGCATGACCACCTGCATCGGCTGCGGCTGCGACGATCTTCACGCTTGCGTGAGCGAGGACATGACAGCCGGCTGCCACTGGCTCGCCGTCGACGTCGATCACGGCCGCGGCGTCTGCTCCGCCTGCGAGGAGCTCCTCGGCCGCTGGAACGCCGGCGCCCGCGACCCGCTGCCCGAGTTCACCGAGCTCCGCGTCTATGACCTGCTCCGGGACCTCTACGACTTTCATGAGGCCCTGCAGTGGTTCCAATCCCGCCAGAAGCTGCTCCACAACGCCGCGCCCCACGACCTCGTCGTCGACGGCCGCATCCGCGAGGTCCGCCAGGTCATTCGCTTACGTCGTCCCTGGCGTCGCCGGTGTCACCAAGGTCGCATCGATCTGCGATCTCGTCGAGCGCATCGGCAAGCACCAGCACCAAAACGATCTGCTCGCCTACGCGATGCACGGCCTTTGGAGCGAGCTGATCGAGTTCGATGGCCTGGGCAGCTTCCTCGCCGGCCAGATCGTCGCCGATCTCGCCCACCTTGGCTTTGGTGATGGCTGGCTATCTGATCGCGCCACCTGGGCGCCGCTCGGGCCCGGTAGTGCACGTGGCATCAATCGCCTGCGCGGGATCCCCAAGCACAACGCCGTCAGCCAGGATGAATTCAACCGGCTGCTGCCGGCGCTGATTGAGGACCTCCGCCCGCGCGTCGAGCAACTCTGGTCCGATCGCCAGCTCGAGGCGATGGATATCCAAAACTGCCTGTGCGAGTTCGACAAATACCGCCGCCTCACGCTCGGCGAAGGCAAGGTCCGCGCTGGCTACAACGGCCGCGCAGACCAGCAAGCGAGCCTGCTGTGAGCTACCGCCCGATTACCGACCTCTGGATCCTCGCGCGGCCCAAGGTCGCCTACTACGGCGCCTACCCCTCCGGCTTCCTCGAGCGCGCCCGCGCCCTGCTCGGCGTCACCACCGACGACGCCGTGCTCCACGTCTGCAGCGGCAAGGTCCGCGACTACCCCTTCCGAGGCCTCGGCCGCAACGACCGTACGCTCGATATCGACCCGGCCACAAAGCCGGACTACGTCCACGACTGCCGCTACTCCCTGCCCGCCACCGATCGCAAGTACTGGCCCGCCATCCTGGCCGACCCGCCCTACTCCGTCGCCGACGCCGACCACTACGCCTGTGGCTCTGAAAAACTACCGGCGCCCGGGGCGCTGCTCGAGCTCTGCCTGCATTACGTCCGCCCCGGCGGCCGCGTCGGTTTCCTGCACTACCAGTGGCCCCGCCCGCCCGAAAAGATCGGCCGCTACCGCATCAAGCCCGTCGCCCTGGTCGGCGTCATCGCCGGCTACGCCAACAACATCCGCGCGTTCAGCGTCTACGAGAAGGTCAAGGCATGAGTAACTGGATCGACTTCGTCGAAGGCCCGCCCAACACCAAGACGCGGACTTGGCGCGTCGTCACCAAGGACGGCGCCACCACGCTCGGGCAGGTCTCCTGGATCGCCCGCTGGCGCTGCTACGGCCTCTATCCTGCCGCCAACACCGTGTTCGAGCAGGACTGCCTGCGTTCGATCGCGTCGTTTATCGAGGACCAGACCCGCCACCACAAGCAAACCCGCGCGGCCAAAAAGGCAAAAGCATGAGCTCCGCTTTCAAGTGCGACGTGTGCAACACGCTTTTCGATCCCCAGCCCGGGCAGCTCTACGAACTCGAGGCCTACGCACGAAGCGCAAACGGTGACGATGAAAGCTGGTCGGAAGTCCACTTGTGCATCACCTGCGGCGAGAAGGTGCTCGCGATCATCAAGCCCGCGCTCGAGGCCTTCGACGAGTTAGTCAAGCGATGACACCCCGCCGTATCCAGCTCTCGCGCAAGAAAGGCTGGCGGATGCCGCCGAACACTGTCAAGGTCGCCCGCCCTGGCCGCTGGGGCAATCCCTTCCGCGTGGGCTCGATCGACAACGTACTCGGCGGGAACATCCGGGATCGCGCGCACGCCGTGCGGCTCTTCCGCGAGCGCTGGTTCGAGAGCACCGATCCAATCTGGAATAACATCATGCGCGAGGCCGCCGTTGAAGAACTGCGCGGTCTCAACCTCGCCTGCTGGTGCCCCCTCGACCAGCCCTGCCACGCCGACGTCCTGCTCGAGGTGGCCAACGCATGACCCGCCGCCTCCGCGCCCTTCCGTCGACCCCCGGTCCTGATCTACACTTGACGGCCGACGCCTTCATCGATCTCATCCGCCCGCTCCTGGATGCAAACACCGAGGCCGAAGCTCGGGGTGCTCTACCTGCGATCGAGCAAGGACCGCAGCGACGCGTCGCCCGAAGCCCAGCGCCATACCCTCACCCCGTGGGCCGCTGAGCTCGGCGTCAAGATCGTCGGCGAATACGTCGACGTCGTCGAGTCCGGCAAGGATGACGACCGCCCGGGATTCCAGCAGCTCCACGCGGATCTACACGCCCGCGGCCGCGCCTGGGATTACATCCTCGTTCTCGACACCAGCCGCATCGCCCGCCGGCGCCGCATCGCGATCGTATTCGAGGAGCTCGAGTGCGCCCGCCGCGGCGTCAAAGTTCTCTACAAGTCGATGACCGGGATCGACGCCGATACCGAGGTCCTGCTCAAATCCATCCTGCAGGGCGTCGACGAGTGGCATAGCATCACCTCGCGGCGCAAGGCGCGCGAGGGCATGACCACCAACGTCCGCCGCGGCTTCCGCGCCGGTGGCCGCGCGCCGCTCGGCTACCGCCTCGAGCACCTCGACACCGGCACCGTGCGCGAGGGCCGGCCGGTGATGAAGTCGCGCCTCGCGCTCGATCCCGACCGCGCGCCCGCCGTCCAGACGTACCTGCGGGCCCGCGCCACCGGCGTCCGCCGCGAGCTCGCCCGCGCCAGGGCCGGCCTCGAGATCTCCGCCAGCTCCCTCGTCGGCGTCGAATGGAACGCGCTCACCTACGCCGGCACGACTGTCTGGAACGTCCACCAGGAGCGCGATCAGGGCCGCTACACCGGCGGCGCCAAGCGCCGCCCACGATCGGAATGGAAGATCCAGCGCGACACGCACCCCGCGCTCATCACCGAGGAGGAGGCCGAGCAGCTCCTCGCGCGCCTGGCGGAGTGGTCGGAGAAGCGGCCGCGCCAGACCTCGGCCGACTACCTGCTCTCCGGGCTCCTCAAGACCGCCGCCGGCGCCGCCTGGCGCGGCCACAAGAACGGGCGCTACTACCGCGCCGGGAACCGCTCGATCCCCGCCGCCGTCGTCGACGCCACGGTGCTCGACACGGTGCGGCGGGATCTCCGCTCCATCTTATTCGCCCGCATCGTCGTCGAGCGCCTCAAGGCCTCCGCCGGGCGCGAGCACGTCACCGAGGCCGCCAGGCTCGGCCAGGCCGTCGACGCGATCGCCGGCCGGATCTCCCGCTTCATGGACATGGCCGACAAACTCGAGACGCCCGGGCCGGTGCTGCGCAAGATCGACGAACTCGAGCGCGAGCGCGCCCGCCTGCAGAAGGAGATCCACCAGCTCAACCGCGAGGCCCAGGGCGCCCGCGCCGCGCGCGCCATCACCGAGGACCAGGTGTTCCGCCACCTCGATGCCGTCGCCGCCGATATCGACCGCTACGACCGCGAGCGCCTCAAAGACTTCCTCACCCGCACCCTCGCCGGCATCACCCTCAACCCCGGCGACGACCACCTGCAGCTGCACTGGCGCCTCAGTCTCGGCCGCACCAGTGGTGCTTTAAGCTGGCGTCCCCACGGCGACGCGACGTTATTACACCCTGCGGAGTTAACGACTTACGCGCGGCTGCGGAAAGCTGCTTAGCCCGCACCTCCCCAATGGTTTAGTACGCGCTAACCACGTTAGTACGCACTAACCCCTGTTTTATAAGCCTTTTTCGGCCCCGGGCAGCCGACGAACGGTCGCGTTTCCCCTTGCAAATACACCCAATGGGTGTATGATAGGAATCATGGAAACGGTGATCAACAACGGGGGTGCGGCTGGTGCCGGGAGCGGGTTTTCGACCCTGCTTGGCGAGTTCGATTCTCGTCACCTCCAGCCGGTCTAGCAAGCGCGGCAATCGCCGCACCCGCGCCTCGGGGAACAGGGGCTGGGAGTAGACATGAAGAGCTTCACCCACGAGCAGTACATTCAGGCCGTTCGCGAGATCGCGGTCAAGCGTTTAAACGCGGAGGATCGCGCCGCCGTCATGGACGCCAAGCTGGTCTACGGCGCGGGCTCGAAGGCGACCCGCGGCGTCACCTACTTCGGCTGCTGGAAGAACGGCCATGACCATGCCTTCGCCGAGATCTGCGCGTTCGGCGAGGAGGACCCGATCCAGGTCGCCGGCACGACACTGCACGAGCTCGGGCACGTGCTCGCGGGCATGGGCAAGGGCCATGGCAAGGGCTGGATCGAGGCCTGCCGCAAGCTCGGCCTGATCTATGTCCGCGCGGCCGGAACGCGCTATTCGCTGGCCTGCTTCGCGGCCGATATGCGCGAAGCGATCGCCGCGCTGCCGCGGCCGACAGACGGCCAGCCGCAGCCCTTCGGCGGATTCGGCCCGAACGGCGCCGCGATCAAGATCAAGCTGCGGCCGTGCGGCGCCGGCGTCGGCGTGAAGGGCGGCAAGTCGCGCGGCATCGGCTCGGGCTCCCGGCTGCGCAAGTTCGTCTGCGACTGCGGCGTGATCGCTCGCGTCGCGCGCGACGAATTCCACGCCACCTGCGGCGACTGCGGATCGTCGTTTAAACGCGCCGACCCGGCACCAGTCAGCGAAACGGTGCACGAGCACCGCCAGCACGCTCGGAGGGCGTCATGAGACAGGATCGGAAGTTCACGCCGGTCGTGATGATGCCCAAGGGCTCCAGCGTGCCTTACCTGGTGTTCGCGAAGGGCCGCGCGCGGTATCACGCCGTCACGGCCGACACCATGATCCGCCTGGTCAAGCTCGACACGCTGCGCGGCCTGGTCGAGATCCGGTACAAGGGCAAGCCGTATCCGCCGCGGCGCTGCGCCAGCTTCTGGCTCAACCACGGCCACCGCCCCATCACCGGCCGCGCGAAGGCGGTGCTGCGCGGCCTGGTCGCCCGCAAGAAACGACAGGAGGAGGGCTTATAATGCTCGCCGTGGGATCCAATCACCGCAACCGCAGCAAGCAGAACCGCTCGCGCTGGCAGAATCCGACGCCGGCGGAGATCCGCGCCGCCCGGGAGGTGCGCGGGCTGTCGCAGACCGAGGCGGCCGCCCAGGTCTACGCCACGCTGCGCACCTGGCAGCACTGGGAGAGCGAGATCCCGGCCGAGAGCCGGGCAATGCCCCCGGCGATCTTCGAGCTCTTCCTGCTCAAGACCGGCCAGCTCGAGCTCCGCGAGATCCTGGCGCCACCGGATCCAGGAAAGCCGGCCGCGTAGAAAAAGAAAAAGCCCCGCCGAAGCGGGGCTTTTTGTTGCTGCGTGGAGCGGGTTTTCGACCGAGGGGAATGATACACCGGCCGCGCAAAAATAAAAAGGCCCCGGGCAGCCGAAGCCACCGGGGCCACAGGGGAAAGTCCCGGGCAGGTTGCCATGCCCGGGTCGAGGCGCGGATCCCGTTACTGTGCGCTGGTTGGGTCGGCCGCTCGAGCCGTAAGTCCGCCCCCAACGTCGCCGCGCGATCCGTCCAAGATCGTGCGCAGGCGAGGTCCCTTCAGGGGGTGCCCTCCTCGGGCAGCCTTAGCAGCAGCCGCAGGGAGCTCGGGATCCTGCCTCGAAATCAGTTGATCGTCCGCTTGTTGATCATTTCTGTCGGCACGAAGGCCGTCATGAACTCGTTGGGCAGCCCCGGTTCATCGAGGTGGAACGTGGTGTCGTCGTAGCCGATAACGCACTTCGACGGCCTACCGTGCTCGTCCCTCTCCAGCACTCGCATGACGATGAGCGAATACGGCTTGCCGTTGATCGTCGGCCCCTTCATTGGCAGGCCTTGATCCCCGCCTCGAGCAGCAGCTCGTAGCCGCGGCGCTGCTCGAGCTCGGCGCGCAGGGCCCGGTTGAGGGTGACCATGTCGTCGGCCGGGGAGGCGCGGTCGATCGCGAAAGCGGGCGGCTCGATCGGCGGGATGCGGCACGGCACCGGCACGGGCTTCTCGATCGTGACGGTCTCGATCACCGGCCGGGGCTCCGCGCAGCCGGGCAGGAGGAACGCGAGGCCGATGACGAGCGTCCAGGCGATCGCGAGCCCGATGCGCTTGAGCCACACGATCAGGGCTGGCCTTCCCCGCGCCGGCTCTCCCTCGCCCTGTTCAGCCCGAAGAGACTCGCTTGCGCTCACCGGCCGGGGTTCGTGACGCTTCATGGCCGCTCCTGGTGCCGCTGGCGCACGTACCCGCGCTGCTCGTCGCGCACGGTGTCGCACTGCTTCTCGGGCGGCACCGGCGGGGCCTTGAGGATCCGGCCCGCGCGCGCCAGGTGTCCCAGCGCGGCTTTCTCGGCCTCCCGGAGGGCCTTGGCGGCCGCGGCGGCCCGCAGCTCGCCCGCCTTGACCAGCTCGCCCACCGCGGCCTTCACTTCGGCCACGTTGACGCCGCAGCGCTGGTTGGCGGCCTCCAGCGCCGAGGCCCGCCCCTCCAGGCGCTCGATGCGGCCGGCGAGCCGCCAGCCGTTCAGCGTCCAGCCGGTCGAGAGCCCCGCGGCGCCGGCGACGCCGGCGACCACCGCGGCCGCGATCGCGAGGTTCGCCAGGTTGCCGCCGCCCAGGAATTTCAGGAGCCAGCCGATCATGCCTTCCTCCACACGCCGTGCTGGAGGTAGCCGTGGAACGCCGGCGGCGGCTTGCCGACCGCGACGGGGTCGGCCTCGATCGAGGGCGTGACGGTGACCGTGCCGTCCTCGTGCTCGGTGATCTCGTGGTCCTTGAGGCTCCCCATCGAGCAGCCCGGCGGCCGGCACCACCACTCGCCGGCGAGGTCCTTGCCGTAGTCGCCCTCGGCGAGCACCAGGTGGCCGCGCTCGTTCGGGTAGACCCGGCGGCCGGGAATCGGCCAGACGCGCGGCTCGCTCATCCTATCCTCCGGTAATAGCGGTAGGAGCCCCGCTGGCCGGTATGCTCGACTTCGGCAAATTGAAAAAGATAGGCCGATACGCAGTTGTTGCTGGCGTCGCCCACGCGCGCGGCGATCTCGGCCACGGTCAGCCCGGGAGGCGCGAGTGGCAGCGCGGCGCGGATCCGCTTGCCGACGCCGCGATTGATCCCGCGGCGTCCCGCGGGCGCTTCCCGCACGTCCATCGGCTTCGGCCGCGCCTCCGCTGGCCGCCCGAATGCCGGGATCTCCAGCGCCGCCCTTTTCGCTTCCGGCGGCACGGTGCGACCGCCGCGCAGCCGCTCCACCTCGTCCTCGAGCTGCCAGATCCGCAGCTGCATTTCGCCGATCGCCTGGCCGAGGTTGCTGCTCATGCGAGCGCCCCTTCGGCGGGCTCGCCGGTGTCGACGTAGTGGTCGTCCGGCGCGTTGTAGATCGTGATCCAGACGCGCTCGCCGGCGGCGCGCGCCCGGCGGTAGACATCCTTCAGCCGCTCCAGCACCTTCGCGAGCTTGCCCCCCGAGATCCGGCCGGCTGCCTCGTCGATCCGGTTCCCGACGAGGATGCACCCCTCGGTATGGTCGTCGGTCTCGCCGCTGTGGATCCGGATGTACTTGAAGCCGGTCACGCCGAGGAGCGTCAGCGTGTCGGGCCCGAACTTGGGCGATCGCTCGAAGATCACCTCGTAGCGCCCGGCCGGGATCGCGGTCTCGCCGTCCACCTTGATCTTGCGCAGCTCGTCCTCCAGCGTGTAGCAGCGCAACGTTGCGCCCGTCGTCAGCTCGCCGAACATCCAGTCGGGCGCGGTCGCCCGGCGTTGCAGGGCCCATTCCATGCTACGGGCACCCCATGATCCGCAGCCGCTCGAGCTCGCGGTGCTGCGCGTTGTAGTGGCCCACGATCGCGTCGAAGTCGCCGCGGCCGAGCGTGACCGTCCCGCCGGCGGGGTCCTCGATCACGCCGACCAGCCAGAGGTTCGGCACGCCCGCCGGCGCGCTCGCCTCGGCGGGCGCGATCGCGAAATAGGCGATCACGATCGCGACCGTCAGCCCGAGCACCGCGTACGCGGACCATTTCGACCAGGTATCGATCACCCATTGCGGCTGGCGTTGATTGGCGAGCAGCAGCGCGAGAATCCCGCCGTAGAGCATCGTGTCGAGGTAGTGGTCCCACACGCCGGTGGCGAACCCCAGCCACTGACCGCCGGCGCTCACCATCAGCAGCAGCACGGCCCAGCGCACCGCGCAGTTCGTGCGAGCCGTCATCCGAGCGACACCGCCCAGCGCGACGAGCGCGATCACGCCGGCGAGCCACGAGTTCACCGTCATCAGGGTCATGATTGACCTCCTTTGCCAAGGCCATCGATCACCCTCCCCACCGCTGCCCGTAATTTCTGTACGTTCTCCCGGGTCACCACCAGGGGCCCGCCGCCGGCGACCACCATGCCGGCGCCGGCGAGCGCCCCGGACGGGATCTCGATCCCTGCCCAGGTGCCGATCAGCGAGAGCGCGAGCTGCGCGCCATAGGTGCCCATCGCCGTCCAGGCGGCGCCGGCGAGCGCCGTGCGCACATAGCTCATGCCGGCGACGAACGACAGCGCCCCGTACGCCGCCGTCGCGCACGCCAGCACCACCGGCAGCGGCACGCCGAAGAGCTCGAAGGCGACCTCTTTCGCCGCCGTCCACCCCGTCACCAGGCCGCCCGCCGCCGCCGAGGCCGCCGCCGCCGTCTGCACGCCTGTATCTGCCGCGAGATTGAGCTTGATCATCGGACGGGCCGTTAACCGATTTATACGGTCAGCACATCGACGACCGGCGAGCCGCCGCCGGCGCCGAGGCCACAGGAGACGTACGCTTTGCCGACTTCGGGAGCGGCGACGAGGAATCGGGGATTCGTGCTGACGATTGCGTTGTCGAGAATGCTTTCGGCCGCGGGGTTGACAACCACGATCCGGTCGAACCCAGGGTCACTCACGTACACGAGGCCCGAGTTCGGGACGTAGATCAGTTTGACTGGACTGTTAAACGCCGTTGGGCTACCAGCCCCACCGATGGTCCTCTCGACGCCATTTGTCGAGGGATTGATAACGTGTATCAGGCGGGCGCTTTGATCGAGCGCATACAGGAGACCCACTCCTCCGACACCCCCGGGAACGTAGATGATATCCTGCAGAGAGATAGCGGCCGGAACGACGATCGTCCCCTCTATCGAATTGGTAACTGGATTGATGATGGTGATCGTATCGACACCAAATATGCCGTAGATTCGTCCATTCGATGGGCAATAACACAACCCGCCGCAAACTGGATCTTCGGCAATAGAGGCGATTACCGCATCAGTATCGGGATCTACGGCCACAACGCCGTCGAGCGTACTGAAATAGAGGAGCTGAACATTGGGGGCGTAGCATTCGGCCCCGGTATCTCCAGAATCAGTATCGGGGATGCCGTCATCCGCTGGGCTACCCGCAAAAGCGGGAAGCAGCGTCTTCGGGTCAATCACGAATATTCGTTCATTGCCGACCGAGCCTTGCGATCGCGCATAGACCTTACCATTGTGCGGGCAGTAGATGACGCTGCCGAATTTGCGATTGCCGAATTGGATTGTAGCGATATGACGGTCGTTGACCGGGTTCACGACCAGTACGGCCCCACTAAAGATGTTATCCGTCGCGACAAAGAGCAGGTTGGTGTTCGGCGCCCATGCCATGCCCCACGGCTGGTCGCTGAACGATATGGTCGATAACCGCGACACCGCGCCCTGTCCGTTGGTAGACCCGAGCGGGTTGACCGTCGAGCCGTCGAGCGAGGCGGTCAGCGTCGCATAAGCGGAAGATACGCCCACCGAGTTGATCGCCTTGACCCGGAAATCGTATTGCCGGAAGAGCAGCAGGCGCGTGATGGCGAGCGACGTACCCGCCACCCGGCCGGCGATGGCATAAGCGGAATCGGTCGACAGCTTGTACTCGACCTGGTAGTCGGACACGAAAGCCGTGGGGGAAGCGGTCCAGGACAGCGTCACGGTGTCCCACACCGCGTCGTTCTGATCGAACGCGATCCCGCTCGGGGGCTGGACGTCGAACACGTCCGGGAGATTCGTCGCCGGGATGACCGGCGCGGTGTCGAGCGCGGCGAGGTCGTAGGGCGCGGCCTGGTATTCGCGCGCCTGGATCTCCACTTCTCCGTTCGCGAGAGGGCGCAGTCCCCGGATACGGAAGGGCTTCGCCACCCAGCCGGGGCTGGAATGCGTCACGGGGCAGACGTCCATCACTTCCGCCTTGAGCGCGGCGAGCGTCGTGCGGAAGTTCGTTGCGAGGCCGAAGCGGGAAACTTTCTCCTCGATCTGCGCGAGCTGCATCGCACGGTAATAGTTGGAGGTGAAGGGCAGCACGATCTCCCGCTCCAGCACGAGCTCGTTGTCCTCGGTGCGGTGGGCGGTGTCGTCGTAGATCGCGAGGTCCGCTTCCCAGCGCCGCTCCGGATTGAAGAAGCGCGCGCGCACCCGGTTGAACTTGTCGCGCTTGCCGGCGTTGCGGAGGGTCCAGGCGCCCACCATATTGTCCTCGTCGAAGCCGTGGGGGCCCAGGACCTCGCCGTCGGACGCGATCTCGGCGATGCCCGCGCTGTTCGCGGACTGGTTGATCGTCCACGTCTCGCCGGTGGCCGCCTCGAACGAGGTCGAGCCGGGGTGCGTGCGGGAGGCTGGATCGAAATCCGCAACCAGTATCCCATCTATTCCGTTGTAAACCTGGGCGCGGCGGATCTTGCCTGCCAGCACATTAATCCCACCGCCGTTAGCACCGCCGATAGAAAGCTCCGCCTCTGAATTGAATATACTGGTGCTGGCTCCGATTACCGCCGTTCCCAACAATGACCAGGTATCGCCATCCTCCGAGGTCTGGAACAGTATCACTCGAAAGCCGCCGGCATTAACCCGCATCGTGACGCGAACCCAATGCGACGACCCATCGGCGAAACCAGTAGCGGCCGTGGAGCCCGCGGAGAGAGCAGTGTTGCCATCCGCGCTCCAGGCGAGTTGGAGCGCCCCCGTGATATTGATGCCAAATCGAAACGCTAGATTCGAGGTTTGCCATTTCGCAATGATGGTGCCCAATACCGCGGGGGTCCAGTCGTCCGCGGCAACGTAAGCCCGGAGGTCAATGTCTGTGGTGATGTCGAAAGACGGGCTCCATTGAGCCGACGCATAGTTCCCGGACCTGCCGGGTAGATCGAGATGGGTCGCCTCGTCCCGATCGATGCGGAGCTTGTACTGCCCTCCGCTGAAAACCAGCGTTCCCCGGCAGGACGAGAGCAGGCCGCGCAGGTTCTCCAGCCATCCGTCGTCGGGCTTCAGCACCCCGTCGCAGGTGTAGCGCTTCTGGCTGTCGGGGTTGGGGCTGCCGGCACCGGGAACGGAAACCCGGGTATCACAGTAGTTGGCGGCGTCCTTGAAGCTCCACTCCTCAATCAGGCTCGCGGCGAAGCCGCGCCCGTAGCGGCCGTTGGTGAGGTAGTCGTAGATGCAGAGCGCGGGGTTGTTCGAAAAGGTGACGCCGCCGGTGCGAAGATCGGTCACGAGCTTCCCGTCCACGTCGAAGGTCACGGTGGGCAGCCCGCTCGGAAACGCCTCCTGACGCCACGCGAGCCGCAGATAGACATAGGCGACGCCCTTCCCCTGATGCGCGGCAGTCCAGCCGGAGACCGCGGCCTGGAGCGCCGCCGAGGCATCCTGCGTGTCGGTCCCGAGGTGCTTCTCGATCGTGACGAGCCCGGAAAAGCGGGCATCGGTAGAGGCGACGTCGTCGAGATAGACGGTGTTGATCGCGGCGATCTCGCCCTCGCAGATCGCGTAGACGAGGTGCAGGTATTCCTGCTGGAACGTGGCGCCGTCGGTCACCTCGGTGAAAATGCGCGTGGCACCCACGCGCCGCGACCCGTAGATGACGGGAATGGGGTCTACCGGGCCCGAACTGTTGACGAGCGCGCCGGCGGCGGTCGAGTCGAAGCTCGACTGGCTCGGCTGCAGTGCGCGCGACAGCGCGCCGGCGGCAACTCCGCCCAGGAGCGTGGCGCCGAACGCGCCCACCACGCCGACGACGGCGGGCGCGGTGGCGATAAAGGCGCCGGCGACGGCGGGAATGACCGCGGGCATGCGGGCTCAGGGCAGACGCAACGCTCGGGAGCCGGGATAGACGCGCAGGAGCCGCGTCTCGCACAGGCACACGCCGAGCCCGGGCAGCGACGAAAGCGACAGGTCTCCCAGGCAGACGTGCCCGGCGATGAAACCGTCGCGCTCCGCCACGATGATGTCTCCCGGCATCCAATCGACAACGGGCTTCAGCGGAAAGCACCCGGACAGCAGGAGCCCCCTGACGAGGCTTCCTGTCCTGCGCTGAAAGCGCAACGCCTGCGCTTGACTCCCCCAGGCGCCGCGCAGGGACCGCGCGTGGGTGGAGCCGGTCATGGCGTCCACCGCCTCCGCGCACAGGATCGCGCAGTCGCTGAGGCCCCACTGGAAGGGCGCGCCGATTCGCGCGCGCGCCCAGGCCGAGAGCCGCGGCTGCCAGTCACGACGCTTCATTCAGTCACCTCCACCAGTATCGAGAAATTCAGTGGTATCCGAATACGGATCGAAGCGCTTCAACGATTTGCGGGCGACCAGGATCGCGCTGCCCCACTGGAAGGTGCGGTTCTGCTCGGAGACGAATTCGAAAAACTTGTCCCCCGGAAAATGGAACTGCTGCTCGTTGTCGTTGGTATGCCGGCCCGGGCGGCGCCCGAAATCGGCCCAGTGCGAGGACGCCTCCACCGTGACGGTGCAGGTCCCGAGCCCCGGCGCGGGCGGGGCGGCATGCGGGTCCTCCGCGATCTCGGGAAAATCCATCACCCCCTCGAAGAGGGCGAAGGGGTCCACGATCACCCCGCCCTGCCCGTCGAGGAAGGCCCGGTAGACGCGCAGCGGCCGGTCGAGGTAGTTCTCCGCCAGCACGGCGGAGATGTAAACCTGGTCCACGCCGGAAAGCGAGACCCCGACCCGGGCCTCGCGCAGATCGGCGTTTTCCTCGAGCCCGTCGTAGGAGAGCAGGTGGCCGAGCGCGGGGTAGGTGTTGCCGTTCCAGGCGATCGGGAACGGGGCGTCGGTCGCGTACACCGTGCCGCCGGAGAACTCCGCCTCGAAAAGATGGAGCGTGTCGCTGCGCGCGCTGTCGAGCGCGGACTCCGCGGCCGCAGTGATCGCTCGCGTCACGGGTACACCTCGATCATGTCGAGCTCGAAATGGTAGACGCCGCCCGCCGTCGCGTGGCGGGGGGCGGCGGCGACTTCGAGCGCATCGCCCATGGCGGCCACGGTAAAGGGCACGCCGGGCCCGATGATGATCGGGTCGTTATCCGGCGGCTCCGCGAGGAGCATCGGTTCCTGCGTTATCTCGAGGTTGCCGGAACCGTCCGAATCGGCATCGCGGGTCGCCATGTAGACCTTGGAATGGCTCGCGTATTTGAGGAGGTCGCCGGCGCGCAGGGCATTCGTGAGCGAGGCGGGCCAGTTGTCGGTCTGGACGGTGCGGTCTCCGATCTGACTGGTGCTCGGGCTCCCGCCGGCGTCGTTCACCTGGGGATTGCCGCCGCCCGCGCCGCGCTGCGGCCAGCAGCGGGAGGGGAGCGTCACCTGGAAGGTCTCATGGCTCCCGCGCTGGGCGACGAGGAAGGCAAAGATCGGCGCGAGCTGCTCGTGCGTCATCGCGGCATAGATGAACCGCAGCGACCAGCGCTGGCCCCCGAGAGAGCGCGCCTGGCGCGCCCCGGAATGCGCGATCGAGGCAAAGTTCCCCATCGCGATGGAGCGGATCGCGACCCGCGCGGGCGCGGGGGATTGCGGGAGGGTGCCGGACATGCCTATCCCAGCGCGGTGGCGACGCCGCGCCGGTTGAATTCGCGCCGTATGCCGTCCACGATGAGCGGCATGCTGGCCTGGATGTAGCCGGCCGCCATGCGGGGGTCGGGGGACGGGACGGCGAGACTGACGTTGACGGTGACGCTCCCGCCGCCCACCTCGTGCGCCGGGACGATGGAGCCGAAGCCCTGCGGCACGAACAGCTCGGGGCCGTGCTCGCCGACGCGATGTATTCCGCCGGGGGAAACCGGCCCGCCCACGGCGCTGCCGGTGATGCCCTTGAGCCCTTCCGTGATGAATCCCGCCAGCGGCTCGGTAATCGTGCGGCGGATCAGGACGCGGGCAATATCCTGCCCGAGCGAGTTGATCAGGTCGCGCAGCTTCTCCCCGCTGAGAATGGCATCCTCGAAAGCCGAGCTGAAGACGAAACCCAGATCCTCCGCGAGGCGGGTATCGGTGGCGATGGCGTTGCCCAACCCGTCGAACCCGGCTTGAAGCTGGCCGATGCGGATCGCCTCCTCCTGCTCGAGGTCGATCGCCTCCATCCAGAGCTTGAGCCGGCGCTCCAGGTCCGAAGTGGTGGCGCCCATCACTTCCCCGAAGATATTCGTCATGCGGCCGCGGGCACGCTCGGCGATGCGCAGATCGTTCGCCGCCTGGGCGGCCTCGGCCATGCTCCGGGCCTCCTCCTGCATCTGCTCCGCCCACTGGCGGGCGACCATCTCGTCGCTCTTGTCGCCGCTCCGCACGCACTGGCCGTTCACCCAGCGCCCGCCGGACGCGGCGCAGGCGACGGCTTCGGGGTTGGGGGCGGCCGCGGCGGCGCCGGGGCGCCGAATCTTCCCCGTCACCGCGTGCCCCGGTCCCGCGGGCGCGAAGGCAATCTCCGCCGCGACATCGGCGAGCCTGCCGATTGGCCCCGGCAACAGCGAGGCCAACGCGAGATCGAGCTTGGCAATTTCCTTGAGCGCGCCGAGCAGCACATTCCCGCCCTCGGCCGCCTTGACGAGCGCGGTGGTGAAGCTCACCAGGCCCTCGATCACGGGGCCGCCGAGGCGCACGCCGAGCGCTTCGGTCAGCATGCCGAGGGTCTTCAGGTTGTCGTTGAGCCGCTCGGCTTGCGCCGCGAAATCGGCGGAGATCACGAGTCCCAGCGCGCGGGCGCGCGCCGCCATCTCGTCCATGCCGCTCGCGCCCTGGTTGAGCCACGGTATGAGGTCGGCCCCGCTCTTCCCCATGATCGCCTCGGCGATCGGGGCCTTGACCTGGCCCTCGAGCCGCGTGAAGGCATCGGCGAACTGCCGCAGGGCCGCGTCCGGCCCCTGCCGGATGTCCACGCCCAGCGCCTTGAAGATCTGCGCGGCCTTGCTGTTCTCGTCGTTCGCCTCGGTGAGCGACTTGTTGAATTCCTTGAGCCCGCGCGTCAGGCCCTCGAAGCTCACGTCGGAGAGATCGGCGCCGAACTTGAGCGCGGACAGCGACTCCACGGAAAAGCCGACCTTCTGGGCGAGCTTGTGGAGCTGGTCCCCGCTATCGATCGCGCGCTTGATCAACAGCCCCAGTCCTCCGGCGCCGGCCGCCGTGACCAGGGCATTGCGCAGGTTCTGGACGCCGGCCTCCATGCGCGACATGCCGCGGTTGAACATCGCGGCGGCGCGGCCTGCGTCTCCGATGAAGCGCGCGGTGTCGGCGGAATACTCGATTACGGCTTTGCCGAGGGTGCTCATGTCAGATCTCGATTCCGGTGATGCGGGTCAGTTGATTGCGCGCTCCGGCGAAGCGTCCCAGTTTCGCGATTTCCGCCTGCACCAAGTCCCGGGACGCGCGAATGATCTCCGCGACGGCGGCATGCTTGGTCGTCTCGAACGCCGGGCGCAGGAACGGCTTCGCGGCCATCCGGGAGGTGCCGAACTCGACGAATCGCCAGTAGAAGGGATCGTTCGGATTCAGGGCCCCCGCCCTTCCGGACTTTCTCCTGAAGCTCGCGATTTGCCGGCGCGTCAGGCCGCGTACGCGGACCCAGACGGTGGCCGCGTGATGCGCGGGACGCACCGCGGCGGCGCGGATCGCGTTGCGCAGCATTCCCGGTCGCCGGCGCCGGTCAATGCCCTGCAGCACCGGAGCGAGACGCTTCGCCTCGTCGCGCGTAAGTCTTGCGCCCGCCAGCAGCCCGCGATTGAGCAACCTGCGGTCGAGCTTGCGGGGCAGCTGCTGCATCGCCTCGAGCACTTCGCGGGCGCCGCGAATCCGGATGGAGACCTGCATCTACGTCCGCTTCCGCAGGCGGTCGAGCGAGCCCCAGATGCGGGCCGCAAGGCGGTCCGGATCCTCCTCCTCGTGGAACGGCATGAAGTCCTTCGGCCGGAACGGCGCGGCCTTGCGCTTCGGGTCGCGGTGCGTGTTGGCGATGATGGCGGCCACGATCCCCGCCCGCAGATCGGCGCGGGATTCGCCCCAGGGACTCAGGCGCGCGAGCGCCGCCCATTCCCCGAGGTGCCGCGGCCGCATCGCGGCGAGCATGGCGTCGGGATTCGGCCAGCCGAGCTGGAGGGCGAGATCGAGGATCAGCCGGCGCCAGGGCCGGCCCCGGAGTTTTTTTCGGCGCCGTCCACGTCGAGGCCGTTCACGCGCAGCACGGCGTCAGAGAGCGGCTTCAACCTGAGCTTGGCGGTGCGCTTGAGGCGCGGGATGTCGTCATCCCCGAACATCGGCTGGCCGTCCTCCCGGAACACGCAGCGCACGATCATCTTCCAGCTCATGTCGGCGTTGTCGAGGAAGGCCGCGGTGTCGGCGGCCGATTCCAGCTCGCGCACGATGAGCGCGCGCCCAAGGATCTCCACGCGCTCTTCGCGCGGCGCAAGCGCCTCGAAGAGCTGCTCCTTCGCCTTGTCGCTCATGGGACTACTCGACCGCCCCGGTGATCTCGAGCGTGCAGCTCGCGGACACCTTCTCGTTCACGGCGCCGGACTCGGAGAGCGCGGCGACGTGGGCGGAGAACTGGCGTTGCGGGAGCGTCCCGTCGGCCTTCCGGATGCGGTAGGCGCGCAGCGTCCCGGCCTCGAAGTCCTCGCGCAGGCGCTGCTGCGGGCCGTTGTCCTGGACGACGTTGTACTGGAACGTCACCTGGCCGCCGTCGGGAACGCCGACCAGCTTCTCGGCCCAGGCGGAGTCGAAGCTCGTCGCGTCGATGGATGGCGCCGACATCGAGGGGCCGTCGTAGCCGGTCACTTCCCCGATGGTCTCGAAGGCATCGGGGCTGCCCCCCATGGCGCGCTCGAACAGAATCAGCTTGGTGTGGATTGCAGAGGTGGACATTGCTTGCTCCTTTTTTGGGCGAGTGAGTAATGTGCGGCGAGCAACCGAGCGGTTTAGCTCTCGCTCACCATCAGGCTGAAGTCCTGCGACACGCGGTAGAGCCGCGGGTCGACGTCGTCCTCGTAGAATTCGGCGTCCGAAATGAGCCAGCCGCCGAAGGCGGCCCCGTTCTCGACAACGCGCTTCACTTCCATCGCCAGCTCGCGCGCGGCTTTCCGCGTCGTCGCCCACGCATCCACCTGGATGCGCGGGGCATCGATCCCGCCCCCGGCGTCGAACGAGTTCACGCGCGGATTCGCGATGCGCTGGAAGGTGATCGCCGGCAGCCCCGTGTTCTGCGGCAGCACGATCGGGTAGATGCGGAAGTTCGCTTCCCCGTCCACGCGGGTATGCGTCTGGACGGCCGCATCACCCTCCAGCGCCGAGAGCAGCAGTTCCTCGGCGGTCGCCATCAGCGTAGCCCCCGGAACGGCAGGGATTCGCGGGTGGCGAGATTGGGGTCGGGGGCGGGCGCGCGCGCGGCCCGATCCGCACGCCGGAGCTTGCGCACGAGCCTCCCGAACTTCTCGACGTCCATGCGCAGCTTCAGGATCAGCGCGAGCATCCAGCCCTGCAGGCAGAGCACGCCAATGACCGCGACGGCGGTGAGGATCCCGTCCATCCCCAATCCCTCAATCGAACGAGAGGATCACGTCGCTGCGGATCCTCTGCCTGACGATGGCGCCCCACGACGCGAGCAGGTCGAGCGCGGCGCGGGGCTCGACCGCGTAGCGGCCGGGAAAGGCCTTCTCCTCGATCACCATCACCGGCCGGCACGCCTTCACCGTGCGCTCGGCGCCGAGCAGCGCGAAATACTCGTGGCCCTCGAGGTCGAGCTTGAGGAAGTCGAGATGCGCGATCGCCAGCTCATCGAGGCGTTCCACCGGGCAGCCCGAGCCCTCGCCGAGGTAGCGCGCGCCGGTGTTGCCGGGGCGGGAGGGGTCGTCCACCATGACGCCGGTGCGACGGCAGGCGCCGAGCGCCATGCGCAGCGTATGCACGTTGGGGAGGCCCGCGACGTTGCGTTCGAGGCAGGCGTAGGTGTCCGGGGCGGGCTCGAACGCGATCACGTCCTCGAAGCGCCCCGCCAGCTGGGCCGACCAGGTGCCGATGTGCGCGCCCCCGTCAACCGCGGTGCGGAACTGCCGCACGTGGGCGAGCGCCGCGTCCAGCTTCTCGATTTCGAAGCCGCGGACGGTGAGCCGGCCGGCGAAATAGGTGTCCGCGTCCGGCAGCCGCCAGTGACCGTCGGTTTTCATGCCGCCCTCCGCGCCCATCACGCCCGCCAGTAGGCGATGTCGCGGTTGACGAGCAGGTGCTGCAGCGGGGTCTTGCCCTTCTCCTTGCTCGCGCCCTTGAGGTGATCCATGTAGCGGCCCAATTCGCTGTTGACGAAGGGCTGGTGGCGGGACTGATGCGCGATCCGGTGCACCGCGATATCGCGACGGCGGCGCAGCCAGTCGAAAACCCACGAGTCGTGCCACTCCTTCAGCTCGAACACCCGACCGCTCGAATACAGCCCGGCAAAGGCCGCGATGAAGCCGCGCGCATCGGGGTGGTCGAGGTTGTAGCCCACGAAACCGCACTCGCTGTGATACTCGCCGCGATCCAGGCAGGAGAGCGCGGCCCCCTCCGGCAGCATGCGCTCGAAGAGGACGGGCGGGACCGGCGCGAAAGTGACGACGTCGGCATCCACCCAAAATAGCCTGCCCCCGCGGATCGGCTCCGCGGCCGCCTCGATCGCGAACACTTTTTTAGCGAAGCGGTAGGCGTCGTAGCGGAAGTTGTAGCCCCCGGCAATCTTCTTCGGCGTCCAGCCGTGGTCGGTGTCCAGCCTGACGCGTCCCTGCGCGCGCTCGCTCGCGGCATGCTGCGCGAGGAAGGGATGATGGAGCAGTCGGAACGTGACCCGGGCGTCGACGCCGCGCCCCGGTCCGCGCAGGACATGAAGGTCCTCGGAGTAGACGATGAGCGTGACGGCCGCGGGCCAATGCTCGCAGAACGTCTCGACAAAACGCCGCCCGTATTGCTCCCAGCCCGCCGCCGAGCAGGAGGTGACAACCGTGGTATCCACGCCTCACGCCTCGGCGGCACCCAGGACCTCGGTTTCGGCGGGGCGCGGCGGACGGGAAAACTCGCCGCGGTTGTCGTAGTCGAGCAGCAGCCGCTTCTCCTCGTACCATTCGGCGGAGAATTCGCAATACTGGAACTTCTTGAAGCAGGGCGTGCCGAGGGTGAAATGCACGAGCTTCGCGTCCGGGTTGGGCTCGTACTCCCCGACCAGGTGGTTCCACGCCCGCGGCAGGCCCCAGATCAGGCCCGCGGCGAGCCACTTGAACTGGTGCAGATCGAGACCGGTCGCGGTGTTCACGTATTCCGGCGTCAGGGCCCGGCAAGCGGGGTTGTTGAACACCATGACGCTTGACCAGTTTTTGCAGGGATAGGCGATCTGTGGCCGGTCGAGGAACTTGGTCTCGCCGACCGGCGTGTAGTCGTGCTTCACCACCGCCACCGCCTGGTCGCGCGGCAATTCGGCCAACAGGCCGAGTATGTCGGCCCGGCAAAGCATGTCGCAGTCGAGGAACACCGACCGGCCCTCGTAGTCGCACAGCCACGGCACCAGGAAACGCGAGAACGCGAACTCGGTGCTCTGCCGGGGGTCCCGCTCCCGCCACATCGGGAGCTGCGGCAGCCGCAGCCCGGTGATCGAGACGGGCCGCGAGGCGTGCCGCAGGATCGAATGGGCGAGGACGTGGAAAGCGACGGTCTCGGCGGGGTCGTAGCCGATAAAAACCCGGATCATGCGAACACCCAGTAGGGCTTGAGCCGCGAAACAATCCGGTAGCCGAGCCGGTCCATGAGCAGGTCGAAGATGTCCTGTTGCGTCGCCTGGTAATGCGCCAGCGCCTTCTTCATGACCACCGTCAGCACGGGCCGGTGGCGTTTCAGCGTCTCCACGGCGCCTCCCAGGACGGCGAACTCCATCCCGTTCACGTGCACCTTCATGTAGTCGATGGCCGCGAGCGCCTGGACCTCGGGCAGGTCGTCGAGGCGGCGCAGCGGCACCGGTCCATCGAGCATGCCCTGCACCTCGCGGTCGAGCGATCCCTTCCGCCCGCCCACGGCGACCCTCCCCGTGACGGCGCCGAGCGCGCAGTGCACGGCGACGGCGTTGGGCCAGGGCTCGAGATTCCGGGCGAGGCAGGCCGCGGTATCGGGATGCGCCTCGATCGCCAGCACGCGCTGGAAGCGCGGGGCAAGCGCCCGGCTCCAGTGCCCGACGTGCGCGCCGCACTCGACCGCCGCGCGCCACCGCCTCACGTGCTTCATCGCATCCTGGAAGCGATCGCAGTTGTAGAATGCCTCGCCCCGGAGCTGGTGCGCGAGGGCCTTGGTGATGATCTCCCCGTCGGGATACCACAGGCCGTCGAACTGAAACGCGCCCGGGCCCGGGATCTCGCGTCCGGCGACGAGCTTCACGGCGGCGTCATTCCTCCGAGCGGAACGTCAGCACGACTTCGACGCCCGATGCGGCGCGGATCGCCCAATGGGCGAACTTCTCGTAACCGCCCCCGGGGATGGGCTTCGATACATCGAATTCGCGCTCGACGCGCCCGCCCGTCAGCTCGCAGGTCTTGTCGATCCACCATTTGCGCGGACGCTGGGTCAGGTGGCAGTTGCGCCCGTCCGGCAGGAACTTGCGCGCCGGCCCGGTGTAGATGCAGAAGAACGCGAACCGAGCGCCATACTCGATCGCCTCGCGATACACCGCCTCCACCGCCTCGGGCGGCACGTGCTCGATCACGTCGGTGCAGATGACCCCGTCGAACCGGCCGGCGGGCTTGACATCGATCCCGGGGACGGCCGGGTCGTAGCAGGCGGGCACCAGCCCGCCCCATGCCTCCTGCACCTTCCACTCGGTGTACTGCGCGCCCTTGCCGCTACCATAGTCGAGGAGGCTTTCCGGCCGGTGGCGGTGGATCAGGTCGGTCAGCGCCTCGATGTGTCCCTTGATCGAGGCCCCACGGAAAACCTTGGCGGACTCGTGCATGGCGCGGTATTGCGCGATGACGCATTCGAGCGGCGGCAGGCCCGCCCAGTTCACCTGGTCCTGTTTCATCGTGAAAGGCGCGGTGACGGCCCAGGCCGTCCCGTCCTGCATCTCCTCGAGGTTGAACTGGCAGTACGCGAGGTCGGAGAGCCAGCGGAGCCGCTCGTCATCGCCCGGGAACGGCGCGTCATAGACCCGCTCGACGCCGTGGCCGGCCACCCGGTAGGCGGCGCTGCATCCCTCGTGCGAGATCAGCACCGCGGGCACTCCGGCGATCACCGCCTCCACGGCGGCATTGGATCCATGCGTCACCAGCGCCTGGCATTCCGGGAGCAGCGCGGCAAGCCGCTCCTGCGGGCCGGAGAAGCGCGTATCCGGGATGGGCCGCACTTCCTCGGGATGATTCGCCGCCCATGACGGCTTCGGGCGGTAGTAAAGGGGCAGCGTCGAGTGCGTCTGCTTGTTGATCGCGTGACAGGCGCTCTTCGCGTACTCGCTCGCATCACCGAGCTCGTGCCAGTTGCAGTATTTCTGCGAGCTGCCGGCGTAGATCAGGTGCTTGCCCCGCGCGCGCTTCGGGCGCACCTCGATGCGGAACTCGTCGCGGAGCTTCCGCCAGCGGTCATCCGGCCGCGGCGTCGCGTGCAGGTAGGCGGGCTGGAAACCGTCCACCGAGACCCGGTAATACTCGCCGCGGCCGAAATAGCTCTTGTCCACCAGCATGCAGTGGCGCTCGCCGCGGCGGTAGGCGGCCATGATGCGCTTCGAGCGCCCCTTGACGCCGACCACCACCGCGAGCTGGGTCTCCCAGTCGGGGCGCACGAAGTCCTGCGTGCGCACGACCTCGACCGTCTCGCCGTGGCGGCGGAAGCCCTCCGCAAGCGCGGCGCCGATCGCGTCCTCGCGCGCCTTCTCGGACAGGTAGAGCGTGATCTTCATCGGCTCGTCAGATCGGCACGTCCGGGCTCCTGCTCCGTCTTGCGCCCGGCGGGTCCGGGCTCCCCTCTGTCCAGACGTCTCGACTGTCTTCTCGTTTTGCGCCCGGAGGGTCCGGGCTCCCCACCCTCAAATCAGCCCCTCTTCCCGCAGATGGCCCCAGGCCGTCCCGTCCGCGATCTCGCCGGTCCGGAACTGGGTGTAGGCCGCGTCAAACAGGAGCTGGTCACGCCGCGCGGCGTCCGGGCGGGGCGGGGACTCGACGCCGGCGAGATCCCGGCCCGCCAGCGCGGCCGCGATGCCATCGGTCGTGAACGCCGGCACGCCGGCGAGCAGTGCATCCAGCGCCGAGTTACCGTGGTGCGTCACCACCGCCCAGCAGCCGGCGAGCCGCCGCGCGCCCAGCGGTTCCGCGTCGGGCGCGAAGGTCGTGCCCGGGATCGGGCGCGCCTCCTTCCACGACGGCTTCGGCCGGTAAACGATCGGCCGCCCCGTGTGCCGGCGCAGCTCGTCCACCGCCGCCCGTTCCCACGCCTCCGGCTCCAGGCCGTAAACCCAGGCCGCTTTCCCGCTCATGCCGCAGAGCAGGATGAACTCGCCGTCGCGACGGAACGGCCGCGGCTCGAGCCCGAACACGCCGAAGCGGTCGGCCGGGTGCGCGATGCGCTGGAAGTAGTGCGTCGCGTGCAGTCCGTTCACCACGAAGCGGTGGTAGCCCGCCATCTTGTCGCCGTTCCATATCCGCCCCCAGTAGCCGAGGTCCACCAGCACGCTCTTCCGCCCCGCCGCGACGTATTCCTCCCGGATGCGCTTCAGCGGCGGCCACAGCCCGTAGAACACCGCGACGTCGGCCTCGGGGCCGCCGTAGCCGTGCACCCGGCGCAACTCCACCGGCTGGCCGTGCCGCGCGCACCCCGCCACGACCGCCTGGCCGATCTTCTGGCCGCGCAGGTTGGCGTTGACGTAGAAGACGACCTTCACGCCGGCACGGCCGCCGCATCGAGCAGCCGGCGGAACGGCTCCCCGCTCGCGATCTCGGCGAGCGTCCACTGCGCGCACGCCAGCCGCTCGAAGGCCGGCCGGCGGTCGGTGAGTAGCGGGTCGTCAACCCGGGACAGGTCTCGTTGCCCGGCCGCGGCCAGTATCCAGTGCGGCGCCTCGTAGAACACCGGGATGCCCGCGATCAGCGCGTGCGTGCCGGCGTTCGAGGCCCAGGTCACCACCGCCCAGCAGCCGGCGAGGTCCTTCTCGAGCGGCACCACCGGCGGCTGGTTGCCGGGGTGCGGCCGGATGCGGACCGGGCGCCGCGTGACGCGCTGGAGGCGCGCCGCGACGTCCCGCGCCCAGTCCGGGTGCTGCGCGTAGTGCTTCGGCCCGATGCCGCGCTGCGGGCACACCAGCACGTGGTGCCCCCGCCCCCGCCAGGGCTGCAGCTCCACCCCGAGGGCCCGCCACCGCGCCCCGTCGTCCGCCGGCCAGGTGCCCCCGCCGTTGTGCTGCGAGAGCGCGAGCGCGTAGTGCTGCTTGCCGTTGCCGTCGTTGCCGAGATAGCCGTTCTCGGCCACGATCACGCGCCCGCCGGCCCGCTCGAAGGCGTCCGCCATGCGCTCCCAGTGGGCGTAACGGTTCCACAGGATGAGCACGTCCCCGCGGCGCGCCTCGGACCCCGCCGGCTCGCCGCGCGTGAAGCCGAGGCCCGCCGCCGCGATCCCGGCGAGAAAGGCCTCGCGCCGGTAGTGCACCTGCTCGCGGATCAGGCACCAGCAGCGCATGGGGCACTGACGGCTGACGGCTGGCGGCCGGCAGCTGACAGCGCGTCCGCGAGCTGCGCCCGCGGAAAGCACTGGATCGCCGAGCCCGGGGTGCAGTTCAGCACCCGGATGGCGCGCGCCGCCAGCGGATCTACCAGGCTGGTGAACGGCGGCAGCATCGTGTTGGCGAAGTCCTGCTCCGGCGTCGCCCGGTGATGCGCCATGTGCCAGTGCGTGCGGCCGTTGACCGCCCGCATATCGAAGCCGAGCAGGAGCAGGGCCGCGTCGCACTCCACCAGATGCGCCGCCAGGTTGATCGCCTGGTAGCCGGAGCTCCTGCCGGTATGGACGCCGTCGCGGATCCCGCACAGCCCCGGCATATGCCCGTAGTTCTGCAGCACCCGCACCGCGCGCTCGCGGCCGTGGGTGCAGGCGTTGGCGAGCGCGGCCTTGACGCCGGCAAAGGCGTGGTAGCGCGCGTCGCCAGCGTGGCGGACCGGCTCCACCTTCGCCCCGCGCTGCCGCTCCTCGAGGCCGCCGTGGTGCCAGATCCACCACACCTGATCGGAGAAATACAGCAGGTCCGCCCACGGCGCGAGCCAATAGGCGTTGTTCACGGCGATCACTCGGCAACGGCCGCGGAGCCGGTCCACCTGGTCCTGGGTGAGGCTGGGCCCGCCGCCCAGGATCGCGACGGTCTCGCCCTTCCATTCGGGCTCGACCCGCCAGTACGGGATCTTCACGGCTACGCCAGGACCTCGACGCACATCAGCTGCAGCTCGCGCCCCATCTCCTGGAAGTTGAGCACGGCCTCGATGCGGAAGATGCGGCCGGCGACGTCGTCGCGCACCCGCATCTTCGGCGATACCCCGCTCACGTAGTGCCCCGTCAGCCGGTGGGTGGTCTCGGCCGAGACCTGCTGCGCCGCGAAGAACTCACGCCCGGAGAGCGGGTCGATCGCGCAGCGCCAGGGCTTGAACGTGGACCAGGTCTGGACCGGCTGGCCGTGCCCGTCGCGCACCTCGGTCGCCTGCTGGAGGGTGACCGGGTGGCGGTAGCGTCCGCTCCTGAGCATGGCATCAGGACGACAGCCGGAAGTCGATCACGCGGTGGCGCCACAGCAGCCACTTCGCGCCCTGCGGGAGCTGCACCGCCTGCAGCCCCGCGCCGGCCATCACTTCGTCGCGGTTGTTGTAGAGGTGGCCGATCACGAGCTTCATCGCCTGCTTCACGCTCTCCGGCACGCCGGCGGCGTAGTCGGCCGGGCTGCCGGCGTCGTCGACCGGATAGCCGGCGACGTAGCTCACGATGACCGCGTTCATGCGCGATTTCGTCGCGGGCCAGCTCTGGTCCGGCGCCGGGCGGATGCGCGCGGGCTCGCTCTTGTCGTCCACCTCGAAGTTGTCGGAGCCGAGCTCCTGCAGCGCGTTGTCCGCGTCGTAATACTGAATCGAGTTGACCCGGATCAGCGGCGGATTGGGGAGCCGGATCTCCTGGTAACCGCCGCGGGAGAAGGCGTCGAGCCGCAGCTCGAAGGTGGACCAGACGAAGCAGCGGTTGGTCTCGATCTCGCAGGCCTCGCGCGCCGCGGTGACGAGCGCCGAGAAGAGGTCGTCGTCGTCCGCGTGCGTGACGTTGCAGTGCGCCTTCGCCTCCGCCACCGTGATCGGCTCCTGCGCCGGGCCCGAGGCCCGGAAAATGCTGTAGCCGTCCATGACGCGCTACCTGAAGAGCCCTCCGAGGGCCCCGCGCTTGCGGCGCGGCCGTGCGGCCGCGGTCTCCGGCGCACGGGTGACTGCCGTTTCCGGCTCGCCCTCCACCGCCGCGGCATAGCCGAGCGAGATCAGGTGCCGGGCAAGCTGGTCGTTCACCTCCCGCACCTGGCCCGGCGCGGCGCTGATGGCGGAACTCGACTGCAGGATGCGGATCTTCATGGGACCCCCCCCCGGAAAGGCGCTGAAAAAAGAAACCGCCCCGAGCCGAGGGGCGGTTTCTGGACGTCAGCGTCCGTCGCTTACGATTGCGGCGAGCCGGTGACCAGGTGACGGATCGGGTCCGTGCCCGCGTCGAGCAGGTCGCCGTCGTGGCGGGAGAACAGGAAGAACCCGATCTGCCCGAAGTCGGCGTAGCGCTCGTTGAGCCGCAGGATGACGGGGCCGGCTTCCGTGCCGACCACGTCGCGGACCTTGTATTTCTTGAAGTCGCCGAAGTAGATCGCCTTGCCCCCCGCGGTCGTCGGCTGCGCCACGTCCTGGTTGACCGTGAACGGGTAGCCGTAGATCATGTCCGGGCTGCGCCCGTCGATGCCGAGGTGCCACAGCGGCTGGCCGTTCGAGTCCACCATCCGCTTGAGGTTGCGCAGCATCGTGTCGTGGAACATCCAGCGCGCGTTGCGCCGGCGCGCCGGGTCCACCGAGTGCTCGAGCAGCGTGAGGTCGGTGATCGTCGTCGCGGTTCCCGAGCCCATCGTGCCCGAGGAGCTGGTCGCCGTGGCCACGCCGTTCGGCTGCGAGGAGCCGGTGCCGGTGGTGAACGCGGTATTGAGCCCCCGCGCCAGACGCTCCGCGAGCGCCTCGTTGATATAGGCGTTCACGTCGAACTGCCAGTCCTGCACGAACTCGCGCGAGACCAGCACGAACGAGCGGTAGGTATAGGCGTCCAGCGTCATGCTGCTGAACGTCGGGTCCACCGAGGTGGTCGTCTGCGTCGCCTCCGTCACCAGCGTCGCGGTGTTGGCGGTGTCGCTCACCGTCGGGAACGTCAGTTGCCCGCCTCCGCCGGTGCGGATCACGTCCGCCGCTTCCCGCATGCCGCCGAAAGCGAGCATGTTCTTGTCGAGCTCGTTCCAGTACTCGCGCGGGATCACGACGCCGGAGGTGCTGGTGGCGAGATCGCGTGCCTCGCGCATCATGCCGCGCATGTCGCGCGTGGCCGCCGCGATGTGGCTCTCCATACCCTTGAGGTTCGCCGCCGGAAGCACCGCCCGCCCCTCGTCGGACAGGCCCTCGTAGCCGAGACGGATGAAGGTCTCGACCGCGCAACGCACCTGCTCGGCGCGCTCCTTCGGGTCGCCCGAGAGGCGCGGATGCGGCTGGTGGCCGCCGCGGCCGCGGCTGTCGAGCTCGGACTCGATGTCGGCCTCGCGCTCGATCTGGTCGATCGTGCGCTTGGCTTCGTCGATGTCCTTGAAGGCCTTCTCGTTGGCCTCCAGGAGCTCGCGCCGGCGCGCTTCGTTGGTCTCCGCCTTGGCGATCTCCGCCAGGTTGGCCTTGACCAGCTCGTGGTTGCGCACCCGCCCTTCGCGCAACTGCTTCGCCAGCGCCAGGTTGGCTGCCATCAGCACCTGGTCCGGGCTCAGCTGGGAAAACACCGCGGACGCTTCGGGCGCGAATGCCAACGCGAGCGCGGTCACCGCGAGGATCGCGGCAAACGTCACATAGTGCGATTTCATGTGGAGGATCTCCGAAAATTGCCGCTCGCGCGGCCTTCTACAAGCTCGATTCGACGAGGCGCGCCAGGCCGACCTGGTGGTCGATCCTGCGCTGCAGCTCGCCGGCCGGGCGCGCGCTGATGGCCGCGGCCTTGAATTCGTTGAGGGCCCGCACCGCGGCGTCCGTCTGCGGGTAGGCGGGAAAGGTGACGACGGAAACGTCGTAGAGCCGCGATACCTTGGTGATGGTCCGCTCCCAGTCGGCGTCGCCCTGCTTCTCCCAGTTCTGCCCGGCCCGGTCGATCGAGAAGGCGAAGGACATCTGGTTGATGTCGCCGCGCTTCATCAGCGCCTCGAGATCGCGGGCGAGCTGGGTGTCGGGCAGGATGATCTCGGAAAGCAGCCCGCGGTCGTCCTCCAGGAGCGTCAGCGTCCCCGCCTTGTTGCGGCCGAGGACCTGGTTGGTGTCGTGGTTGAAGAGCGCGCGCACGTCGTCCTGCAGCGACGCGGAGAAGGCGCCGGGAGCGATCTGCTCGCGGAAGCCGCCGAGGTCCTCGCTCCACTGATTGAACACCGCGGCGTGCCCCACGATGCGGCGCGTGCCGTCCTCGCGCTTCTCGTAGCGGAACTCGTCCGGCCTGAAGATGCGGATCTCGACGTCTTTCGTCTGTGGATGCTTGTCCATCGATGCTCCTCAATGAAGCGTCAGAAATTCGCCAGCGGCCCCCTTGACGGCGTGCGCCGCGGCGTCGGGGGCGGTGTTGCTGAGATAGACCTTGAGCGTATGCCCGGCGGCGTGGAGCTGGTGCACGCCCTTGCCGAGTTGCTCGACGAAGTCCTGGAACTTGTTGAAGGCGGCCATCAGTCGGCCCCCTGCTTGGCCACGTCTTTCATCCCAGCCGCGACGTTTTTCTGTGCGCTGGCGATCCGATCGCCCACGCCGGCCACCGCCGTGGCCATCTGGCGACCGCTGGTGGCCGTGGCGGCCGCGAGTTCCTTGATGTCCGGATGCTCGTGGGTGTGCTTCACCTTGTGGGTCACGGTCTCGGGCATGTTGATGACCGGCGAGACGGTGACGTGGGTCGCCCGGTCTGGGGGATCTTCGGCCGCCTCCTTCGGCGCCGGCTTGGGTTGCTGCAGTTGTTTCATGGTGGTCATGTTGGCCGGGACCAGGGCGACGTCGCCTTCATCCACCGGAGGCATGTCCTCGAGCGCCCGCACCTCGTTGCGAAGGTAGATGCCGTTCTGCACGCCGATCTGGTAGCCCTCCATGCGCTCCTTGAAGGCGCCGCGCATGAGGCCCTCGAGCGAGAAGCGCGCGTAGAAGTTGGTGCCGGCGAAGAGCTTGCGCGAGAGTTCCATCTCGATCTTGCGGCACCAGGGCAGGATGGTGTGCTTCGCGAAGCCGATGTCCTGCTGCTCGATGCCCGTGCCCCAGGAAGTGCTCTTGGTCTGGAGCCCCACCATGTGCGGCGGCACGCCAAACTCGCCGCAGATCCGTTCGTCCTGCATCTCACGCGTCTGCAGGAACTGTGCGTCCTCAAGCGGCATCTGCACCGTGTGCATCTTGGCGCCCTCTTCCAGCACGAGGACCTTCCACTTGTTCTCGGCGCCGCTGAATTTCTCGTAGAGCGACTTGACCAGATTCTGCTGCGCGTCCTCCTTCATCTTCGCGGGCGTTTCGAGGATGACGCTCGGGCGCGCGTCGTTGGCGAAGAACTTGGAGCCAAAGGTTTCGGCGGCAAGCGCCAGCCCGTACATGTTGCGCAGCCGCCGCACCGGCGAGATCCCGGTGAGCCCGTCGGTGCCCATGGCGGGGACGTGAATGACGCGGTCCTCGCGGAAATCCTTGTCGCTTCCGTCGGAAAGTCGGGTGCGGTAGAACTTGCGCCGGCCGTCGCTGGTGAGACGGACGTCGGTATTCCACGGCAAGAGCGGCAGGAACACGACCTCGCCGCGGGCGTCGATGTCGATCGCCGAGTAGTGGTTCCCCCACAGCAGCGCGTGCACCATCATCAGTTCGCGCCAGACGAAGGCGGTGTGAAGCGGATTCGGCTCCCGGGCGAGGAGCGGCTGGGCCCAATGGTCGGGGGCGAGATCGCCGAACCTGCCTTTCTTCTCGAAAACGTGCAGCGGCAGGGTCGCGATCGTGTTCGCCAGCACGCGCGTGCAGGCGTAGGCAACGGGGACGCCGAGGGCCTTGTCCTCGGTGACCGCGATCCCGGCCGACGATGAGCCCCCGCTCACCCAGTCGAGCAGCCACTGCGCCGGGTTGGCGAGGTTGGTGCTCGGGTTCTCGGGCGACGCGCGGAAGGCCGCGCCGAGCACCCGGCTAAGACCGGCCAGCATCGCGCTTCTTCTCCTTGTCGGCGTCGCGCTTGATCCTCATCGCGCCGCTGATGAGGATGCCGCCGAGCACGACCAGCGCCAGCGGCGGATAAACCCACCACATACCGCCCGCGATCAGCATCACCCCGGCGATGAGTATGTAGTCCTCGAGGTTCATATCGCGATCACTCCGCGCCTTTCATACACGCTGCTGTGGTCCTGGTTCACCACCGCGCGCGCGAGACCCATGATCCCGGCGACGATGCCGTCGATCTTCTCTCCGCTCTTGTCCTTCGCCGGCTTGAGGTTGCCCGCCGGATCCTGCTGGACCGCCACGTTGCTCGCCATCCAGCGCAGCACCGGGTTGCTGCCGTGCACGAGCTTGCGCGAGAGCACCAGTTTCTCCAGTTCCTTCGACGGAGCGCTCATGGAGAGGAAACCCTGCCCGAACGCGACCACCGTGAAACCGTCCTGCTGCAGCCAGGTGCTCATTTGCGCGGCGTTGAACAGCCGGTCGATGGCGATCTCGGGCAGCCGGAAGATCTCGCCCAGAGCATTGATCTCCGCCCGGACGAAGTCGTAATCCACGACGTTGCCCTCGGTCGCCGCGATCCAGCCCTCACGTACCCAGATGTCGTACGGCACGCGATCGCGCTCGACGCGCCGGCGGATGTTGTCCCGCGGCATCCAGAAACGGGCGAGCCAGGCGTGCCGGCCACCCTCGAGCGGCACGTCGATCGTGAGTGCCGTCAGGTCCGCTGTGCTCGAAAGATCGAGTCCCGGGTAACCGACGCGGCCGGCGAGCTGCTTCTCGAGTTCCTTCGCGCCGATATCACCGGCGCACTCGTCCCAGGCCTCCATCGGCAACCATCGGGAGGACTGCTCCGTCCACAAGTTCAGGTGCAGCCGCTTGAACGTGTTCTCGTAGCCCGGCACCGCCTGGGCCCGCTCGCACTCCTTGCGCAGATAGTCGGCCGAGATCGAGACGCCCAGGTTCGGGTTCGCCTTCACCCAGGTCGCCGGCGCCGTCCAGTCGTCGTCCTCCCCCGCGGCGTAGATCACGGGCAGGAAGGTATCGTCCTGGAGGATGCCGCTCTCGACCTTGAGCGCGTAGTCGTGCAGCTCCCAGGCGATCGTCTTGCGGTCGTAACCGGCGGTCGTGATGTTGAATTCCACCGGCTGCCGGCGAGCGCCCATCGACGTATGCATCGTGTCGTAGAGCTCGCGCGACTTGTGCGCGTGCACCTCGTCATTGATCGTGCCGTGTGCATTCAGGCCGTGCTTGGTGACCGCGTCGGCTGACAGCACCTTGTAGCTCGCCCCCAGCTGGGGCACCACGATCGCCCGTTTGTAGGACAGCGATCGGCGGCGCAACTCCGGATCCGCGTCCCGCATGCGGCGCGCCTCGTCGAACACGACGCCCGCCTGGTCCCGGTCCGCCGCCGTGGAGTAGACCTCCGCGCCGGGCTCCTGGTCGGCGAACGTTAGCTTGAGCCCGACGCCGGCGGCCTTGGTCGACTTGCCGTTCTTGCGCGCGACCTCTACCCAGACCACGCGATACTTGCGCCTCCAGACGCCTTCGACCTTGAGCATCCAGCCGAAGAGCGGCCGGATGATCCGGCCGGCCTGCCAGGGCTCGAGCCGGAACGGCCGCCCGGCGAGCTCGCCCTTCGTGTGCCGCAGGAACCGCGGGAAGAACTCGACCGCCAGGTCCGCGGCCGCGGCGTCAAAACGGTATTCCCGCTTCGGGTCGAACCACCCGGATCCGTCCGGCTCGTTCTTTTGTCTCAGTACCTCCGCCAGGTGGAGCTTCTCGGTCTCCTCAATTGAGAGCAGTCGAGCGGGGGCCAAAGAATCGTTCATTGTCGTCGGCTTCCGTCGTAGGCTGCTGTGGTTTGGGTGGCACGCCTGGCAGGCCCGGCTGCGGCGAGATCGGGTTTGCCCGGCCGCGTGATGCCGGCGTGATCCCGTGTTCGATCGCGAATTTCCTCATTTCCGACCCCGCGGCCCGCATTGCCTCGAACGCCGGATGCTTTTTGATCTGCCCCGACTTCGTCTTGTAGGTGAACCCCTCCTTCGCGATCGCACGCTTCGCTTTCACGAAAAGCGACCAAGACAAACAGTAGGCCGCGAAGGACTGCTGGTTCGTCGCGTCCACCAGGCCGAGCAGCTTCAGCTGCGGCTCGAGGCGCCGCCACTCGTCGGCCGCGATCCGGTCCTCCCTGACCACCCCCGGCATCGAGGCCTCACCGGGATTCACTACGGGGCCGCTCTTCGGCGGTTTCCGCTTCCCAGGATAGCCCGCGAGCTGCTTTACCGCGTCAGGCTTTGGACGACGCCCCGCCATAAAACTCTCACCAAAAAAAGCATCTCAATTCGCGGCCGCGCGTCCCTGCTTGGACACACGGTCGTCAGCGGTCAGGCTGCAGACTTTTGACCCCCCCCTCGATTGCCGAAGCCGCCATGCTGCCGGGCCGTTTCGCTAGAGTGGCAAGATGTGCACAAGGATTCCAGGTTCTCCGGAGCATCGTTCTCCTGGTTGCCATCCCTGTGATTCACCTGGGTCGCTTCCACCACGAGCCCCCGATCGAGGTGTCGCTCGCACAATGGATCTCGCTTGAGCTTGGCGGGGCGTATACCATCACGCCAGGCACGCCTATCGTATTTCTTCTGCCTAGTGCCCCTGCGATCGGGCGGCCTGTGCCCGCCACAATCCAGCCTTCCGCACCGAGCACATGGGCTCTTGGCTGCGTAAGGCACCGATAAAAAAGGCCGAGGCAAGCTCAGCCAATCCCTTCACAAAAGAGGAGGCGCCGGCCGAGCGCCGACAACAAAAAACCCGAGGGCTCTTCGCCTCTCGGGTCTCCTGCTGCGGATACTCACGCCAGCGTAGCGCGAAGTATGGGCAAAGTGTCCAACTTCGTCAAGCCAGGCTGTCCAGACACCGCGATCGGGGGCAGCGGCACGCCCGCAGCAAGGTCGTTAAAGTAGCCGAGTAGGTGGTGATACGCCCGATAGAGCCGGTTGTAGTAGGTCTGCCGGCAGCAGCCGAGCTCCTCGATGATCTGCTCGACCGCCCCCCCGTGCACGTAGGTCTCGATGATCACGTTGCGCAGATCGTCCTCGAGCACAGCCACACACCTGGTCGTTTCCGCCGCCTCGTCCCTGTCCACGGGGCAAGGCGCGTCCGGACGCGGGGTTCCTCGCCCCCGACCCTGCACGTTCGGCTCCACTACCAGTTGCCAATACCATGACTTGAGCCGCGCTGGGATCGGGCTGCTGCCCCCACGCCGCAGCCAGCGCTGGTAGAGCCCAAATCGCCCGAGTCTTGCCTCGATGTAGCTGTCGTTTCTCACCCTGCCCCCCGGTGTTAAGGGTGTGAAGGGTCTACCTGTGAGACCCTTAACACCCTATCCCTTTGTCCCGATTCATTTTGTGAAGGGTGTGAAGGGTGTGAAGGGTAAAAACGAAAAGCGCTTGCGCGCGGGTGTGCGCGCGCGCACGCGCGCGCGGGAAGTTTCACCCCCAGACCCTTCACACCCTTCACAGCATCGCTTTCCCGAATTCACGCAAGCACTTGCGCTGGTGGGCATCCCTCACCAAGTCCCTTCACAAGACCCTTAACAGGCCCTCAATAGGCCGGATCGGACGGCGTCCAGCCGCGCTCTTCCGGGCTGTCGCCCGCCCGCCGCCAGCCGTCGTCGCGGGCAAAATCGCGCAGCCTGGCGCGGAAATCGGCGAGGTTTTTTTTTATCCAGGCCGCCTCCTCCTGGTCCTCGGGCCGCGTCCCCATCACGAAAACCGTGCGCTGCCGCAGCCGCTCCGACGGCAGCGCGGCCTCCTCGGCCCGCTCCGGATGCGGCACCCTGATTACCCTGCGGCTCACCCCGTTCATGGCCATGAACTGGTGAGAAAAGAGCGCCATGCGCGCCGGGTTGCGTTCCCCCACGCGCGGGCACCAGATCGCGTAGGCGCGGTAGAGATCCTCCGAGAGCGCCGGCCCGTAGGGCAGCGGCAGCAACTGCTCGTGGAACTCGCGCCAGAATTGCTGCGTCGACGTGAGCCCGATCTCGATCAGGTCCTCCTTCGCGGCCGTCTTGATCGGCTTGGTATGCTCGTCGAAGCCGGCGCAGTCGTAGGCCAGCAGATAACGGTAGAGCGCCCCGCGCCCGCCCGCCGCGATCTCGGCGACCACGCTTCGGTAGAACGACTCCTCCAGTTCCGCCGGCGTCTTCACCACGATATAGCGGCGATCGCCGGGCGAGAGCTGCAGCGCGTGGAGCTCGTTCGTCAGGAATACGAGGTTCACGTGATTCGCCTCGTAGCGCAGCGGCAGGTATTTCTCGCTGATCGGCAGCGGCGATTCCGTGATCAGGTTCTTCAGCTTCCCCACGTAGTGCCGCAGCTCCATGCGCGACACCACCTCGTTCGCGATCATCAGGAGCCGCTGGCTCAACCAGGCGTTGTACGGCGACTCGAGCTCCGCCTGCGTGATGAGCGACCCGTATTCACCGTAGAGCTCCCGGATCGTGTTCCAGAACAGGTTCTTTCCCGCCCCCTCGGGCCCGTGCATCACGATCGCCGTCTGCATCTTGGCGCCGGGGTGTTGCAGCGGGTAGGCCGTCCACTTGAGCACGTGATCCAGCACGTTGTGGTCTTCCCGGCACAAATGGTTGAGCAGTGCGATCTGCAGATCGCACTTGCCGGCCCCCTCCTCCGGTTTCGGAAGCCCGCGGAACAAGTTCACGGCGCCCGCCGGCGCCTGACCCGTCGGATCGAACACCACCTGGTCCGCGTTCACCATGCGCCGCTCCGGCGAGTCCAGCCAGTACGTCACGTTCTTCTCGCCGTAGGCGATCTTCATCGCCGACACCTTCACGATCCGGCCCACCTGCTTGTCCCAGCACGTATCCGTGGGGTAGATCAGCGTGAAGCGGTCGAAGAAGTCCTGCCAGTCGACAATCCGCTGCACCTGGCGCCTGAGCTTCTTCGCGCCGCCGGCGCGCAGGCGCTCGAGCGAGCGCTCCCGCACTATTTCCGCGTAGCGCCTGATGTTCGCCGCGCTGGGCGTGTTGAGCGCCAGCGATCCGAGATACTGGTGGCTGCCGATGTAGTCGAGCAGCCCCTCG